AATTAACTGGTCGTTAGTTGAGTTGTGTAACGCGACATATCGGAATGGTCCTACACTCCCACCTGATGCTGTGATAACAACATCTGTACCAGTTAGTGTGCCTGTGCCTGATGCTTCGCTATAAGCGTTAGCGGTGTCTTGTGGGCCTGTGTATCCGTTCCCTGTAGATATCTCTGCAAGATCAGCTTTAACTGTGTCTGCTGAGGCACTAGGGGTTGCGTTAGACAGGTACACGTTAATAGTATCTGTATTGAGTTGTTGGCCTTCAAGACCTAAGCTCCCCACAAATGATTCAAATTTATTAAATGTTGCCATGTTATTCCTCTGCTGGTTCAACTCCTACAGGCATTCCTTCGGAGTCTGTAATAAGTTTTTTCGGTTTATTGATACTGTTAGATAGATTGTTTAAGCCTGCACCTAAAGACCCTATCGCTTCTGCCATTTGCTCATTGTTGCTATTGTTTAAATCTTTAAATTCACCAATAACGTCTTTTACAATTGTGCTGACTGATGTTGTTATAGTTTCAGATGTTTGCCTGTCTGCTTCTTCACTGAGATTGATTGATACTGGTCTGGATGAATCCTGCTTAGACTTCGCGTTAAGCAATGCAATCTGCTTATCTGTCTCGGACTTAACCTCTACTTTGTATCTCTCAGTTCTTTCCCGTGTCTCTATTTCTTTGTTCTTCAATATAGAGTCAGCAGTATCTTTAATATCGTTAGATGATTTAGCGTTATCTAACATCGCTTGTGCATTTGCTCGATCTACTTCAATACTAGATTTAAGTTTCTCATTCTTAAGCATTGCTTCTTCAGCGGCTAGTTGCTGCATCTGCTGTTCTTCTGGTGAAGGTTGCGATGCTTCAGAGTAGTTTTGTTCTGCTATTTGAATTAACTTGTCTTTATCTTGAATAGATGAGTTTTGATAAATAGAACGTAACAATAACCACCAACCAGGCGAACCAGGTTGAGTCGTTTGTAATAAGTTGTTTAACTGTTGATTCTCAAGTTCTCTTGCCATAATTCCTAAAGTGGACATTGGCTTGAACTTTAAGTCGATTGGCGGGTATCTATCAGGATCGAATTGTTGATAACGCCATAAACTTTTTTGAATTAATGGAATGATGAAATCCCATGAGATATTTCTAACAACACGCTTCTGTCGTTTAATCGCACCACCCTGAATCATTGACATGCCAGATGCGGTAGAATTACGCGCATTAACACCGACTGGGGTCGCTGAATCCATTGCACCTGTTCCCATCTGAACCATTCTTTCTAGTTCACCAGATTGATGGAATGTGCTTGCAGAGACATCGCCAAACCCTAAAGGGGCAGCTACTCTACTTGGATCGCCGTTGACTGAAACATTACGACCAGCTTTAACGTCTAACTTAAAGCCTCTTGGTAACATGGTGGCATCCATCGCCATCATAGGGCGTATTTGTAATGCCATCGCATCGATACGACCTCTTAACTCCGCATCTAGGGCTTTTTGAGGATTGTAGCCCTTCTCACATACCCCTCTACCCCAAAAGCGATTAGGTATTTTATCCCAATCAAATTTGATAATAGAACGGTCCTGCATGAGGAACGGATTTTTCCGTTTCTTTACGACGGTTCCATCATTGGCAATCGTTATAATTGCTTCGACGTAATCGTTATAAATGCCATCCTTGGCTTCCTCATCTTCCTCTGATTCTTCTAATAGGTGACGTGGTACTTTTCCATGCCACTCTGTTATTTTTGTATAGTCATCTAAATTTCTAGGGGTTGTCTCACCTTGTAAATGACTTTGTATCTCCCAAGTAAATGTACCAACCTCACGCTTATCGTAAACACCTTCTTCCATTCTCTGTTCTACAACATGAGAAGGAACCATTGTTTCGTGAATAACACCTAAACAGTCTTCAATAGACTTGCCTGATGAGTCGGGGATAAATTCTCTAGGATCAATAGCAACTGGCTTTACTGATACAATTTCATTGGATGATGTTTTTGCATCCATGCCTACCATTGTCTGACCAACCATTAATGGATCGTCAGTAATTCGCTTGTCTTCTTTAGTTTCAACGATTAGCTTACATAAGCCTGTGCCAAATATTGCAGCATTTAAAAAACACTCAACAGCAACTTGTCTAATTCTGTCTCTTTCTAAATCGTCTTTTAATACGTTACGAATATGATAAAGGTATTGATCGTCTTCTTCTCCACCTAAAAAATCATCCTCAATATCAAACCACCACTTCTCACCAAAGATAGCTTCTTCAACTTCTGCCACTGATGATTCAACTGCTTGAGCTAACGCAGGGGCGATTAACTGAGAACGTTCAGACTGATAGTTAGAGTCTTCGTTAATATAATGACCCTTCCATAGACGGTAGTATTCATTCCATCGCTTGGTATAATTCTCGTCAACATATTGCTTCCACGGGTCACGTCTTTCGCACACCCATGCTGCTAATGCGTCCTTCTCTTCCTTGATCATTTAATATCCTGCTACAGAGTCGTATTCTTGATAATCGCCTTCAAATCCATCGAAGTAGATAGTGTCTGCTAGTTGGTCTATGTATGCGGTAGCATCAATTAAATCGTCATGAGCCATTGGATTTGGAAAATCTAATAACTGCTCGATAAAAGGACGATGCCAATCAGTTTTATTTTTGTTTAAAATTAAACGACCATGTTCAGCTCTACCTTGTAAAGCCCATACAATGCGGTCTGTTTTGCTCTTACCCCCATGCGATAAATCGTAAGGAGTAAAATAGATATTCAGCCGACGCATTTGATCAACTAAATAAGGTTCGATTGCTTTCTTTAATGCGCCCTTCTCAATACCTATCTTTGTAGGGCGGTACTTTTGGTACGCTTTCATGATTTGGAGTGATGCTTCTCTTATTCCCCATCGACCATGAATAATGTCTTCAATAAACCAACCCTGTGTTGATACATGAACAACAGAGATAGCGAATTCGTCTTTCTTCTTTAGTGCAGATGCAATCAACGCATCCCCTGAGTCGTATCCAGCGGGATCAATTGCAATATAATAGTTACCGTCACCAGGAGGGGCATCGGCATACTGTAGGTAAGATTCTTTAAAGTAATCTGATGATCCTGAAACAAATCGACCTAATGACTCTTGAATGAATGCTTCTTTAGTCATTCGTTTTTCCATCGACTCTATTTCTTCGTCTGGAATTTCTGGGTTATCTTTAGTTCCCCAGTTGAATGATGACCAAGCGCTCCAATCTTCATCTTCACTTTGACCTTGTAAATAAAGATCGTAAAAGTGATTCTTTCCGTCTGGTGTTCCTGTAAATAAAGCACCACCCCTTGAACGAGCAAGCATGGGCTGAATAATCAAATCCCATACTTCAGGCTTCATAAAGGCAAACTCATCGATTGCAACAAACGATAAACCCGCACCACGAAGCGCATCTGGTCTATCTGAACCTTTAAGTTTTAAACTACGCCCATTCTTGAATACGAGAGTGGCTGTATTCTCATGAGTTTTTTCGATAGCATCTTTCCACATTATCTTAAGCAAGTTCCAAAATGCGGTCTTTGCTTGTTCAAATGTAGGGGCCACTGCCCATACTTCCTCTAATGCTAAATCTTTTCCGCCTCGTTCAGTTCTTAGTGTTTCGATACCAAGTGTGAATGCTGCAAAGAATGTTTTACCACCCCGTCGCCCACAAGAGCATACTTTGAATCTTGTGTCCGAATGGTAAGCCTCCAGTTGCTTTTCGTGGAGACTAACATTGATGTCCAATTAGCCTAATTTCTTAGTCTGTGGTACTGATACGTTTCCATAACTATTAGTTGATACGGAATCTTTGTAACCGCCGCCTGCTGATGAGCACATACGCCCTTGCTTGGCTGATCCATCAGTATTAATTGATTTTCCGTTAGAATTACTCGGACGATCCATTCGCATCTTCATTTACTTCTCCTTGTATAAGTTCGCCTTCAATGGCTTCTGGTTTTTCTAATTTCTGTACTGAGACATTAATAATCATGTCTCCTTGAATGTTGTTTGAGTCCACTGCTTTAGTAGTTGGCATGACGCGATCCATCCAAATCTTGGCGGCGGTCATATCCTTGTCATTGACGATTCTTTCGTAAATAACGTTAAGTACATCTTCTGTTTTTTGCACCATGTCCCGTTGGAACATCTCGATGCTCATTTTCTGGACTTCTTCTTTGATTAAGGTCTTTTTGGTTTTATGACCTCTAGGCATTCCACCTTTGCGGGTTGGCATTAAGGGGTTAGATTGATTAACTCGGAATCAAACAAATCGACATCAGCCGTTGTAGCTGTAGCAGCTTGATTTAATGTTGCTGTGCCAGAGCCGATAGCAGTAATTCTTGTATTGTTGCTGATCCCTGAAATATCAGGGTTAATCCAATCACCAACTTCCAAGACGCCTTCATTAGTGCATCCAGTTAATGATGTGCTTGAATTTAAATCACACTCTAAAGTGACTCCTGGCTCTACCGCCCAAAACCTTCTTTGGACTCTCACGCTAGATGGCGCATAACCCGATGTATACAAATCCTCCTGCCACATCATTTCGCAAACTACATCATCTTCAGTATTTACAACATCATCGGTGATTGATGTGATGACACAACCGGGATGATCAAAAGCAGATGCGCCTCCCAGTAAAGAATCAAACCTAAAATTAAGAACA